TAGACGCCTTTGTGCAAGACGAGGTGAAGTGCCGTTGTCTTGATGAAGAAGATTTTGGCGCACCTCTCGACAATGAACAAAATGATGTACCATTGTATGACATGTACAATCGCGGTTTAGTAGCATGCGAGCAGGGGCTAGAAAGGAATCCGTTGAATCTCGAGGGGCAACGGCCTGGAATGACGGGCTATATCCCCTCAATGGAGCAGGGTTTGGCGATGGGAGCATCTCCGAAGCCAAAGACTCTAGTGTTGGAACTGGAGGGGCCGGACGAGAAGGAACAGATGCTGTCGGCCAAACGACGTGGTTTGCTCCGGTAGAAGAAGTGAGTGATTGCCCTGGAGGCGTTTGCCCTGTGCCCTGGGCCACCAAAGAAGAGCCTCCTGTGGTCCAAGAGGATGAGGTCAATCACCCTGCGCATTACACAGATGGCAGCATTGAGTGCATTGAAGCCATCGAAGCAGCTTTGACCGCCGAAGAATTCCGTGGTTACTGCAAAGGCAATAATTTAAAGTACACCTGGCGTGAACGTCACAAAGGCGGAACAAAATCACTGAAGAAAGCTCAGTGGTATCTGGACCGCCTCATTCAACTCGACGAAGCTCAGAAGGGCTGAAGTTCGTCGTCATCATCATCCTCGTCGTCGTATACGCATGCAGCGGCGAGTTCTTCTAGTTCGATGTCGGTTGGCACATCAAAGTCGATCGACACGTTCTCGTCTTCCAGGATCGCTTTAATTGCGTACCATTCCATCAACCGTTGGTGGTAAAGGTTAAGCAGTGCGCAATAAAGTTCGTCCCATGTCAGCTCTTTTGCTGCAAGCTCTGCTTTGCGCATGGAAAACTGCAGCTCCAGTGGAAGTTCAAACTCCCGAGGTTCAACTGATCTCTCCATTCCGCTTTGCATGTGATAGCTGCAATTATTCTAATCCTAGCCATTGAATATCAGATCGACGCCTTCATCTGTAAAATCTGTCCATGGGTCGTCGTCAATACGAAAACTATTGGCAAACTCTGAAAGAATGTATGGATTGATGCGTTCTTCCAAGACTCGGATTGCTTTTACCTCATGAGGGGCTGCCGTGTAATGACGGAATGCCGTCAACAAAATTTCGGTCGAGGCCCAAGGGCTGGTGTCCACTTCACGTAGGAACAAGCCCATCTCTTCTCTACGGCGATCCAATAGGCCACCAATGACCTTGTGATTTTCATCAAAGATCCAGCGTCCGATCTCCCCTGTGGCACCAGCAAAGTCCTCTGCTTCTACATAATCAATGATGCGACTGTAAAGAAAAGATTCCCAACCAACAGAATGAATAAATGAAATTAAAGCTTGACGCATGCAGTCATCAAGTCCAAGGTTGAGAGCAAGCAGTTGTGTCTCAATGATACTGACCTCATGGAAGAGGTACTCCAATGCTTTTTCTTGGCTGCAGTACTGGCCTTTCTTTACGAGAGAACCATCGGGGTAGAACTGAGTTCCAAACCCGATGGTATATGGCTCTCCACCAGTGGACGGATCTGGGTATGCCTTTTCGTTAAACCCTTCGTATTTACGAATTAAGTTAACAGCACGCGAAAGATCCGACATAGGAGTGACTATTATTACTCCTAATATACATAATTTTTATTTACCTTGGCCTCTCATCTTTTTACGGCCATGGCTGGGCAAACTATTTTGACCCTGGCCTTGACGAGTTTTCTTGGGCTTGGACTCAAGTTTGATTGAAGAGGATGATTTGGGTTTTGCCATGGTGAACTAGATCGGCATTACCACTTTACCTTGTGCGACCAGTATCGAGCAGACATGATGCTGGGATTTGGATCTTGAGCATTATGCCTTGCGTAATATGACTTTTTCCTTGCTTTATCCTTGGCTGTTTCCGGGTTTTTACCAGCGCCTTCTACACCTTGCTGGCCAAAACGGATAATCTTTTCTTCTCCATCTTTACAAGCTTTTACCACATGACTTTTGGTTGGATGACCAGGTGTTCGTTGCGGTTTGTTACAAGCCATCTTGTCTTTTGCAAGCTTAGCTGCCTTTGCTGCTTTTTTTCGTTTAGCCGCCATTAGAAGAATCCTTTAAATGCAGAAGTAAAGCTGTCAAGTATCTGCTGTCCGCTACTTGATTTTTTGTTTTCTGTCGTGTCATCTTCCAACATTGTAAGATAACTTGATTTGCTGGTTTTACTTGGTGTCGTGCTGGTTGATTTGGTTGCACCAGAGGTTGTATCAAATAGTTTCTCCATTGAGAACATAGCCTCAAAAGGATCTTTACTTGTCAAACCTGAGTAAATGTTTCTTTCTTTACTTGTTCCTTTCTGACCTTGCGTTAACAATTCCATTTCACTTCTATCTACGTCGCTCATGAAATTATTGTAAAACTCATCCTCACTACCCTGGAAACCAGCGTTTTTAAAGACGTTATAAAGCATGGTTTCACCTTCAGTCTTAACAGTCTTTGCGTCTTCTGGTCGCTGGATGTACTCAATACCAAGAAGTTCTTGAGTAGGTGTTTTACCTTTTTTGTTTAAATCCTCGATGGCGGTACGAATTGTTTCAGCGGGAATCGTACTGACGGTTTGCATTAACAATTTCTTTACTTCTTCAATGGGTTGACCAGTGTCTTGGATACCGTATTTATTCAGCGTTTCTTTCCAAAGGTCTGGAGTTTTGGCTGGATCAACTGAGCCAAGCATGGCATCGGCTAATTGCTCTGGTGTCACAAACTCAAGGAAGACGTTTGATCCGTAATTCTTTTCTGCTGTTGACAAGGTATTAGCAAGGTCTGTTTCAATGAAGTTAATTAAATCAGTATTTGTTAAAGCATCTGATGCAGCATCATACTTTTTGTCTTTACCTAGTGTTTGATAATGCAGCTTTGCAAATTGTTCTTTGTTATTTAAATCAACTCCGTATTGATAGGCCAACTGTTCCCACGTCAAATTACCCGTTGCAATATTTGTGGGATTAGTTTTTGCTTCTTCCCAGGCTTTGCTGACATCTTCTTTTTGCGTTTGATATAGCGCATCTTTAGCGTTGTTGCCGCCAGGATTGAAATAAAACTCAGGGTCAAAGTAACGCATGGAACCCGTTGAAGCCAAATCCTTAATGAATGTCTGTGCTTTTTGAGTTCCAAGTTCTTTCAATTTGTTAGATACTGTTTGTGTCTGCAGAATATTTTGTTCACTATCTAACACATCTAGGTAGCTCATAAATTCAGACATTGATTTAGACGTATTAAATCGCGGCTTGAGATAGTCGTTGACATATTTTTCCGCAAATTGTTTGTCTACGTTATATTGCTTTGTTGCATCCAGGGGGTCTTCAATTTTTCCAATTGTTTCATAACGCTTAGCAAGCGTGTCATCAAACCATTGTTGCCAATTGTATTGAACAGTGTTTCCCATACCAAGGGCACTTTTAAGTCCTTTGGTAAATTTTTCTTCTGCCTTGGCACCGCCCATCAAATTCAAGTAACCTCCAACCCCAGTGTCTCCTAGGATTGAATTAGATAGGTTTGTGGTTAAGTTATAAACTTCTGAAAACTCTGGCATCTTGGAAAGAAAATCTGTCTGTGTTTCTTTCCACTTAGCTTTCTTCAATTCCTCCAGGGATTGTTTCAAAGTGTCAGATACTAATGCGCCAAAACGAAGCTCGCCTTCTTCATCAACGTAACGCTGGGTTTCACGTTCAACAAGAGACGTACCTGAGGTGTCTTTGCCAAGCAAAGCTTCTCGCATGATCTGCTGATCGCGATCTGTAGGCACCCATTTCTCTTGATAGGCTTTTGTATCTGCAAGTTCTTGTGCCGCATTGGCACGAAGACCAGTGTGTTTTCCTGTTGTGGTGTAATGATATTGCAGATACGTATCTGGGTCATAACGCTCTGTAATGTCAACGTCAGGTAAGGTCTGACCACCAAAAGAAACAGCTGTCTTAGCCTCTTCCCATTTTTGTTTTTGATCTGGTACCTGCTTTGCATAATAAATAGGATCAAAATCTCCAACCGGAGGCTTTGCTCCTTTTGTTGGATCCCATTTCGTCGAGATGTTTTTAGATGTATAAAAATTTGTAACAGCGTTAAGAGCTTCTTTATCGACGTATTTTTTTATAACATCTGCACCGTATTTGTTTTGCAAACTGGCAAGATGACCTTTGTATGTGCCAGGGGTTGCAGTGTTAAAACGTGCGGCTATATCAGCGGCAACTTCGTTCTCCTTTGGATCCTCTGTTTCAACGTATTGCAAAAGAGGGCTGCCATCAGCTTTGGTTGAAACAGTGAAAGACGCCATTACGAAGCAAGGTCTAGAGATTTAAAAATAGATAGATTGATAACTTCGTTTTCTATCCAGGTTCTTATTTTAGCCAGGTTTTCTTCTTTAAAGTATTCTTGCTGCCGATACCATTCTTCCATAGGATTAGAAGCTTTATTGGCATTGCATCTCCTACAGCAAGGTAAAAGGTTATTTCGATTGGATGAGCCAGATTTAAATCTTGGGATAATGTGATCAAGGCTGGTGGCTGGATCTTGGCAATAACCGCATTTGTAATCCCAGGCCTGAAATATCTCTTCTCTAAAACGTTTCTTAGCGAGTTTTGGCTTTAATTCAACTAGCAGGGCGAGAGGCTCGTGCTGGCTGCAAAACATGCTATTTAATTGCCGTTAATTCATTCTAATTTCACCACACATTTTCTTGCGTAAAGAAAAGAGATAAAACTTTTCTTAAGTCCCTTGACACCCCCTTGACTGGGGATAGGCTATGAAGGTAACCAATGCCACTCCAATGGCTAAGCATCCAGGCTGGGTCTCTGCTCAGCAAGTACAAGAACTCTTGGGCCTTGACCGCAAGACCCTCTTCAAGTACCGCGACGATGGCACTCTGAAGCTGGGTCCCCATTACGCGGCATTTCCGGAGACCCGTTCCAGGGACAGTTATCGTTGGAATGTAAAAGCCGTCAGGACACACCTGCAAAAGCAGGGTATGATGCCGGTAGCTGCTTAGCCTGCCTATAGTGATTCTTGCGAATACGGTGGGCAAGGACTAAGTCAGTAATGTTGAGTTCAACATTCTGAAAAGCCATTGCCTCATAAAGGGACGAAGAAAGGAACGACAAGCAGTCTTGCACATTGCGAGGCTGCTTTTCTTTTAGGTCAAACAAGAAAACCCACTGTGGATGCAGTGGGCGAACAGGTCGTTTTTTGCCAAGGACAGATACGGAAGCATCTGGTCCCCAATCAAAGTCACGTAGCTCTTCTGGCTTGAGACCATAAGTAGCGATCATGGCATAAAGCCATGCAATGTCTTTTGTTTTTTTGCTGGACACTAAGCGGAAATACTCATCTACTATCCGCTGATCCAGGGGCGGTTGGTGAGTCATGGATCGTATGAGCTAAGTAACCGCACCATATCGAACGGTGGGGGCAGCTCGCAAGGGATAAAGAAAACCTTAATAAGTCTCGTGAGACTTAATATAAGTATACATTATTGTTGGCAAAACACTAATAAGTTTTGCACAAACCACCCCATGTGGTACCCTCGGCTCATGTCTTTAATTAATTCTTCTTCCATCCCCGGCATGTGACATAAACCAGGCGTCCTGCTCATTAGGTCTTTCCAGTATTCTTTTGGTTTGCAGTTGATGTGACCAACGCCACCTTGGCCAGGTGCTGCCGCCGTCCAGATCAAAGTTCCCTTTGGCGCTAAGCAACGCAGAATAGCCTGAATAATCTCTTTATTTTTGGATTCATCCATGTGCTCGGCTACTTCCATGCACAAAACCACATCTGCTTTGTACTCGGGAGTCACGGTTAAAAGGTCTTCGCAAAAAAGATTGGGTTTACCTTCAACCCTTGGATCAATATCGTATCCAATTGCGTCAATCCCTAGTTCAATAAAACACTCAACATAAGTACCTGGCCCG